CTCTTTGCTCTCGATGACGAGGCGGCCGTTGGTCTGGTGATAGCCGGCGAGCGCCAGTTGATCGCACAGGCGATCGTCGTCGGGCAGCGAGCCGAGCAACAACCAGTCCTTACAGCGGCGCGCCATGTTCGCGCGGCGGTTGTAGTCGTGCGGGTCCGGGGACTCGCCGCCGAAGTTGATCTCGTGGACGTTGGCGTAGCCGAGCGCGTGCAGCCGCGAGACGATCGCCGCGCCGAACGCGCTATCGACGAACAGCGCCGCGAGCTGGTGCTCGGGCCGGCGATCGCTCAGGAGCTCCGCGCACAGCGCAATCCGCGCCGAGCGGTCGGGATCCTTCTCGCCGGGCATCCGGATCGGGCCGAGCGGCTTGCCGTCGGCGCCGAGCGGGTTGCCGCACAAGCCGCGGCGGAAGCGGATCACGTTCCACGCTTTCCCGCCGCCGCTCACGTCGAAGCCGGCGATCAACGGGTCGTCCGGCAAGGGCACCATCACGCGCTGGCGCGCCAGGTCGATCCGCGCGCGGTCGATGTACTGGAGCTCATCGGCCGCCGGCGGAAAGCCGAGGATCCGGACGCGACAATAGTCGGAGTCGATCCCGTAGTCGGCGATCTGCTGCGCGAGAAATTCTTTGTTGGTAAAGCGCGACGTGCGGGAATCGACGCGGCGATGGTTCCAGCGCGCGGCGAGGTTCCCGAAACAGACGCGATAGAATTCGCCCGTGTTGCGGGTCATCTGCCCGAAGGCGAACAGCATCGGTTCGCCGTCGGTCATGCCGTTGTACGCGACCTCCCACACCTTGTCGGGGACGAGGCTCGCCTCGTCGAAGAAATAGCCGGACGTCGAGCGCCGCGCGTGCTGGCCGGCGAACGCTTGCGCGTTCTGTTCCTTACACGACTGCATCTGCACTTTCCACGTCGACGGGTAGGCCTTCGCGTAGATCCCGCGCTCCATGATGTCGAACCACGGCGCGGTCAGCGCGAGCTGCGTCCAGAACTGGATCGCCGGCCAGGTGCGCGCCTCGAGTTGGGCGTAGCCGCCGGCGGTGACGGTGAGATCGCAATGGGGGCGCGTCGAGAGGATCCAGCCGACGAGCCAGGCGAGGGTCGCGGATTTCCCGACGCCGTGGCCGGACGTTTCCGCCATCTTGATCGGCATGACCGGCGTCGAGCCGTCGAATCGGCGCGCGCGCACGTCGGCGCCGAGCGCGGTCAAGAATTCGATCTGGTTGTCGTCGGGGCCGGGCTCGCCCTCGAGCGGGCCGGGTTCGCCCCACGGATACGCGCCCGTGACCCAGCGGAGCGGATCGTCGTAGCAGCTCGCGGCAAAGTCGGCGATCTGCGTGTCGATGTCGTCGACGGCCGAGACGTCGGCGACCGGACCCCGCGGGCTCATCGATCGACGCGCTTCCGCGCGGCCTCGAGCCGCGCCACCCGCGCCTCGACGCCGGCGTCGGTGATCTCGACCTTCTCGATCAACATGCCGTAATGCTTCATATAGAGTTCGATCGCCTTCACCTTGTCCCACAGTTTGAACTTGTGGATCGTGTCGGTGACGCCATCGCCGGCCGCCGCGTTCTTGATCAGGACTTCGAAGCCGGCGAGCGCGGCGCCGGCGTCGGGACTGAGGTCGGCCGGATGTTTCGCGTCCTTGGTCACGGGATCGAAGTAGTCCGCGACCTGACTGAGCGCGATGCGCCCGAGCTCCTGCAGGAGCCGCGCTTTACTCACGCCGGCGGCCGCCAGGTGGGCGCGTTGCGCGGCCTGGATGGCGGCCGCAATACCAACATTTACCAACAAGCGCGGGCCCACCACATTCGCATTGGTCGCGCTGTAGCCGGCGCGGATCGCGGCCTGCGTGGCGTTCAGGTCGATCAGATATTCGGCGACGAAGGTGGCCTGTTTGGGCGAGAGCGTGCCCGGCGTCGGTGACGACCGCCGCGGCCGGAGCCGCGGGATGCGGGGTTTCGGGGTGGCTTTGGTCATGCCTCGAGCCGATCGAGCCGGCGGAGCAAGACCTTCAGCCGGTAGACCGTGCGCCAGGTCACGGCGGCGCCGCGGCGGCCGATCGAGAGCTCGGGCCAGGGCCGCGCCGGGCGCCGGCCCAGCCCGCGCGCGATGTCCGCCCGCCGGTAGCCTTCCGCGAGCAGCTGCGCGACGATCGTGAGCGCCGCGCGCGCCGGCGCCCGCGCGCCGAGCACCGGCCGATCGGCCCGTTGCGCCGCCCGGTAGCGCCGGCTATACGCGGCGTTGGCCGCCAGGCAGGCCGGACACGCACAGCCACACTGATACGAGCGCCGGCGCCCATGCACCGTCGCATCCGCCTCGTCGTGGGCCGCGGCGCCTGGCGGCATGGCCTCAGGACGGCTCCGTCGGGCCGCCGGTGTCGCCGCTGTTGGTCGTGGTGCGATCCGTCGCGGCGGGCGCGCAGCCCGCCATCAGGCCGGTCCAGACCGTCGCCGTGTCCAGCGGGGGATCGCCCGCCGCGGCCCGCCCGAGCAGGAGCGCCGCGACCCGATCCGCCAGCACGAGATCGACGCGCCCGTCCTGATAGAGCGCGGTCACCACGTCTTTGATTTCCTGCTCCGTGAACGCGGGCTCGTCGTGCGGTCGCGTCATGCGGGCTCGTCCTTTCGGAGGTCGGTGATCACGGCGCGCAGCTCGGCGAGCCGCCGCTCGAGGTCGGCAATCGTCGCGGCGGCGGCCTGGGGGAATGCCACGAGCACCGCTAGGCGGTCCTCGAAGAACGGGAGGTCGTCGCCGATCGGCGCGGCGTCGTCGGGGGCGCCCACGCCCAACGGCGCGCGCCGTGCCAGTCGGCCGGCGAGCAACCCGAGGTGCAGATACAACAGGCCGCGCGGTGTGCGCTCGGCGCGGTCCAGATCGCGGTAGTACGTCAGCACGCGCCGCGCAAGCGTGGCATCGTCCGCGTCGGTGGTGATCGCCGCCAGGCGGGCGCGATCGTCCGCGGTCAGGCCCTCGACGGCGTCGTCGTCGATCATCGGGTCGCGTCCTTGAAGAAGGCGCGCGCCGCGTCGCGCGCGAGGTTGAGCCGGATAATCGCGTCATGCGAGCCGCCGCGGTCGGGGTGCCGTTCCTGCACCAGCAACCGATAGAGCCCTTCGATTTGCGTCAGTGTGAGGCCCTGTTCATCGGGACGGATCCCAAACTCGGCGCGCCAGTCGCCGCCCTGACTGCCGCCGACGGGTGGGAGCGCCGCATAGCCGGCGAAGGCCTGATCGAGCGTGCCGACCCCGTACCGGTCCTGCGCGCGGATCGCTTCGATGTGCGCGGCGATCGCCGCCATGTTGTCCGCGGCACTCGTCCAGCGATCGCAGGCGAGCACGCGCGGGACGTCATGCAGCCGGAAGTACACCGCGACGCCGGGGTCCTCGAGCACCTTGGCTTGTTTGCTCGTGATGGCGCCGTCGAGGTTCGTGCGCAAGTTGCTCGAGATGACGACCGTCCGCGCGCCCAGGCGCCGGAGCTCGCCGGCCAGGCGCGCGAGCCCGTCGCCCACGGTCAAACCTTCGCGCTGGCGCCACACGACGCCGGCGCCGTTGGTCTTGCGCGGGTTCTTCGAGAACATCGCCGCGCGTCGGGCCTTGGTGCGGGTCCAGCCGGCCGGCCAGGCGAGCGGATAGCGCGTGGCCTCGCTCACGTCATCACCCGCGCTTTTTGCTTCGTATGAGTCGGCGGCGTCTGCAACCAGCGTTCAAGCGCGCGGCGGCACGGTGCGCAGAGATCCGCCTGCGTCGTGACGGCCCCGTTGCCCTGCGAATCGGCATCCCCGATCACCGACACGGAGGCCGATCGCTTCTGCGTGACGTCGGCGGTGCAGCGGTCACAGAACTGGCGGGTCATGTCCACGTCCGCGACGGCGTCGTCGCGCGAATCGCCTCGCGCCGCCAGCGCAACAGGTCGTGCATGCGTTGCGCGAGATCCTCGGGGCAGATCCCGCGCTCGAGGGCTTCGACGGTGCGCTCGTCCAGGTCGATCGTGTACGTCGTGTCCCCCGTCGGGATGTGCACGGCCTCGTCCCGCACGACGGGCGGCGGCTCGACGGCGACGCGGCGGCGGCTCATACGACCGGGACCTCGCAGCGTTCGGCCTCTTCGACCGCGGCGGTCAGCGCGGTCCAGTCGAGCGCGCGGCCGCTCTCGGCGGTCTCGAGCGCCGCTTTACACGCGGCGAGGAGCGTGGGCGCGGCGACGTGCAACCGGAAGTCCTGCACCAGGGCCGCGGCCGCGCAGTCGCGGAACGCGAGCGCGAGCACGCGGGCCGCCTCGTCGGGCGCGCAGTGTTGCAGCAGCCAGACCAGATCCGCCATGCCGTGCGGCGGCTCGTACGGCGTCACGGCTGCGCCTCAGCGATCTCGACGGACTCGTCGTCCGCGTCCTCCGTCGCCTTGCGGACCTTGACCTTGACGTCCTCCTCACCCGCGACGAGGCGAATCTCGATCCCGTCGCGTTTGTAGATCGTCTTGTCGAATCGATGCATCAGCTCGAGCGCGCGGGCCTTGAGCTCGGCTTCCTCGCGATTCAGGTCGATCCGCCGATCGCGCACGTCCGCGTACGCCGCGGCGACGTCGTCGAGCGGCTGCAGGCGGCGATCCTCGGTGCCGGGGAGATCCGGCTGGCGCGGACGGCCGCGGCCGCGACGCGCAGGCGCGACCTCGCGCGACTCCGCCAACCCGCCGTTCGCCTTGAAGGTGTTCACCCGCCCATTGACGCGTTTGGCGCGTTTCGTCGCGCGCGTCGCTCGCTTCGCCATCGGCTCCTCCTTCACACAGGCACACGGCCACGGCCGCCAACACGTCTCGCACCGAGGCACCCCGATGCCGTCCCGATAGACACCCGGCACCGCTCAACTCACCGCCATCAGCTCGCGATAGAGCTGTTCGATCCGGCGCACGTTGCGCGCCGTCATGCGGCGCGTGCCGAATTGCAGGCCTTGACTCGTGCCGCCGAGCCACCGCACCAGGCGGCGCGCGGGATACCCCTCGGCTTTCAAGCGGCCGAGCAGGCGCTGCGCGCGACGGGCGGACACCAACGCGTGATCGGAGACGCAGGACGCATCGACCGCGAGAATCCGCCGCTCGGTATCCGCGCGGATCTGGGTCTTCGTCCCGTTGCGAATCTCGGACAGGGTCGTGTCGCCGACGTCGGAGGCCGCGCCGACCGCCCGGCGACCCACGCCGGCGCGCGACAGGGTCACCATGTGGGCTCGCGCCCGATCAGCGGGGACCAGGCCGTTCCACTCGCCGCGCTGGCGGGCCGCGGCGCGCGCGGTCTCGTACCGGCTGTTCGCCGCGCGACACTGCAGACAGCGACAGCCACCCGCGACGTACTTCGCGCGCACGCCGCACGCCAGGCGCTGGAAATGATCCGTCAGCGGGAGATCGGTCGGCCGCATGGTCACCGCACCCCTGCGAACAACGGCTGATCGCGCACGAGCGGCACGGTCCCCGCCGTCGCCTCCACGCAGATGTCCACGCGCGGCGGCTGCTGGTCGGCCGCGTAGTGCTTCACCGCCACGAGCTCGCAGACCTGACTGTCGTCGCGGAACACGATCGCGGTGAGCGAGTCGCAGCAGCTGCGCACCAGTTTGTCGAGGTCGGGTTTCTTGGTGTGCGCGGTCGCGCGCTTCGGCAGACTCTTCGGGCGTGGCAGATAGAACGCGATCGACAGGCGGACGCCCTCGAGGAGCAACGCGCGTTCGACCGCCGGCAACGCGCCGAGCGCCTGGTTGGCGCCCTCGGCGACGAGCTGCCGCCACGATCGCAGCGAGCGGTTGTCGCTGGTGATGACCGGCCGCGCCCAGCCCTTCGGGATGAACGCTTTCGCGCTGCCCTGCGGTTGCGCCTCGCCGTAGACCGTGAACCGGAGCATCAGCGCCGCCGCCAGTCCTGCGCGTCGCGACATGTGGCGAAATGCGAGACGGTCGCGGGGTCGACGTCCTCCACGACACGGCCGCCGAGGATCACCGGCACGAGCACCGGCACGGTCACGATCGGCGGATTGAACGGCATCCGCTTGCCGCGGGCGGTCTCCGCCCACTCGATCGGCGCGCCGCAGGATCGACACGCGGAGACATTGCGGGAGTCCTGGTAGATCTTCATCAGCCGTCCTCGCCGGGTTCACGTCCGCCGCCGATGAGCGCCAGCGCGCGGGCCATCGGCCCGCGGCGCGGCGCGCACGCAAAAAACGCATCTCGCGCGACGTACCAGCGTGCGAGCTCCTCGCCGTGCGCCCAGTGGCCGGTGACAACAATGCGGTTGCGCACGGTGTCGAGCGCCTTGTCGAGCACGCCGAGAATCTCGTCGGGTACGAAGCGGAGCGGGCGGTGCGTGACGGCCGCCTCCTGGCACAGCAAGCACCCGCATGGCGCGTCCTCGTAGCGCAGGGCTTCCGCGCGCACATACTCGAGCCGCTCGGGCGTCCCCATGACGCGCGTGTCGGCGTGTGCCGCCGCGGCGGGCGGCACCGGCAGCGCCTGCAGCCATTCGGCGGGCTTCGGAAACGTGCGGCACGACGCCACGCAGGCCTTCCCCGCCGTCAGTACTTCGTCCAGCGGCGCGTGCTCCAGAATGCGGAAATATGTGCGGCTCAACTCCTCCACCGCCGTCGCTTTGACGCGTAGCCGGAAGGCACCGCAGACGCGCCGAAAGGCGCG